AACCAAAAGTCTGTAACTCAGTTCTTGAAACTGGTCGGTCGCGTCCGTGATTTCGACAACGAAATTGAAAGTTCCATATTCGGTCGGGGTGCCGTGAATGGACGCGCTCAATGGCGTATCTTGCGTAAACACGATGCCCGCCGGTAATGGGCCAACCAGAGAAAACGTGCAAGGGGCCGCAAAGGTGCCCGGCGCGTCGAAAGTAAATCCGTCAGCAACGTCCTTGCACATGTTGAACTCGAACGGCGGACCCGGAGGACCGGCAGGGATGCATTTGCATTGCGTGGCGTCCCAGGCGAAACCGTTATCACACGGCAGGTCCGGGTAAGTGCAGGGCACGCACTCGCACATAAGCTCATTGAAGCCGAAACCGTCTTCGCAGAGCGTGAGAGGCACGCAGCTACAGGCCGGTTTGCTGAGCGGCGTTTCGCCGTCCAGGGTAATTGCAGAGACGGCGTAGCAGCCGTCCGCGCAGGTCTGAAATATCAGGCCGGTGTTGGACACCAACTCAAGAGAATAGGTGCCGTCAATCGTTTCGCTCCGGTAGATGTTGATTTGCGTCCCGGTCGGAAACTGGTCAATCGTCCAGTAGGAGTATCCAGTGCCATCCGAGTGAAACGCGTCGCTCAACGGAGTGGTCGAACCGTCCGCGAGAACGGCGTCAAATTTGTAAAAGCCAATCTTGCAAAGCGCGATGGTTCCGGGAGGCACGCACTCGCTGATAATGGCGAACTGGTCCCCAACGGTAGGCTGAAAATAAATCGTGTAGCAGAGCGCGCCAGGATAGGTGTTCCAGGACAGATACGAATGGCCGATGCCGCGCTTAATCAATCCAGTCGGGGAATTGTTCCCGCCGATGGGCTCAAGGATAATGACCGCGTGTCCGGAGCCGGAGAAAATGGTTTCGCAGACCGGCGGGCAGACATACTCAATCCGAGGCGTCCGCAAAAACAAAGTGTCCAAAACAGTATTCATTTGGCGATTGTTTTATGTGTCGATTCCTGCTGAAATTGTGGGCGGAACTACGCCCGCAAGCTCTGCCTCCGCCTGTTTTGTGGCGATTATTTTGGCGACTCGGTCGGCTGCTCCCTGGTTGACGATACTCTCAGCAAAGCCAGTTCCGACAGCGCTGAATCCGTCCTGAATTACAAGCTCCGTTTGGTTCGAAGTGAAGTGCTGCTCCTGCACGTCCGCGAGAGCAGCGGTGACTTCCTCCCGGTCGGTTCCCTTCACTGCTGCGCCGTCGTAGCGGACCGCGTTTAGCCCGGTCTCGTCCTCGCATGCATTGGACGCGCCGGATTTGTCTTCCGGAGTAGTCAGTGCAAAAGAGCGGACATATTTAACCGTGGCCGGACCGTGCCCTACAATGAGATATTGAAAACAGTCGTCGATATTGTCAATGTCGGCGCGCTCGATGCCGCACGCGCTCAAAGAATCGTTGTCGGTTTTCTGGTTTGCGTCCTCCGTGCGGACGGTGCGAGATTGCGGCTTGAATGCAAAAATTGTGGTGTTGCTGTCCATTTCCAGGTCCCAGGACAGACTGCCCTTTTCAACTGAGATTCGCCGGGACATGACTTGCTGAAATGCGCCGCGAGTTCCACCGGCGTAAAAAACTCCTAAGTCCACGTCCTCCGCGATGCCAACCAGCGCAACGTCTACCCACTGCAAGCGGCAGGTAGAGCCCGGCAGTTTGGCCTGCACCGGCGCGGTCTGGCCGAAGTGCGCGCGCGTGGTGAACGCCCAGGTAATCGGGCAACCGTTATCGAGCCGGTCCGGCCTGAAAGATTCCCACAGTCGATTATGCCCGTCCGTATCGGCGGAGACATGAAAGGCTCGCTCTGCGTCCATGATTTCGCCGCACACCCACTCAACCGGGCGCGTCCCTGTCCAGTGACCGGCCCACGACGGACCAGAGGCATCGGTCAGCGTCGCCAGGGAGGCGTTATTCAAAACCCAGGTGTGCTTATTGAAAGTGTCCTCCGCCGGAACTGACATGACGAAAAACTGCCCGAAGGTGCCCGCCGCCACGAGACTCAAGTCCTCGCTGAGTGTAACTTTCGAGAACATCATCTCATTGTCGCGAACTGGCAACCGGGACGTGAGCTTGCCGGACGTGGCCGGGTCAAACACTGCGACGCCCGAAGGAGAAAACCAAATGACCTGCCCGTAGTGGGATTTTATCGAGCGGTTCGAGAGGCAGCCCACCTGCAAAATTTCTTCTTGAAAATTCGTGGTCGTCGGCCACTGCGAGCGGTCCTGAATGTTGGCCTGGAGGATGGAAGCATTGGCTTCAGTGAAGACCAACAACTGCGGCGATTCCACGCTGGGAGTTTTCACCATCCCGGTAACTTCGCTCGCGAAGTAGAAAGCAGATTGCCCGCCGAGATAGATTTGCTCTCGGAAGCTAAACGGGTTTGCAATGTCGCTGGCCTGAACCGAATTATTCACGGAGACCCAAAGACGATTTCCCACCCAAACCATCGGCCCACCGGCGGGAGTGTCGAAAGCGTGGTCTCGAATGTGGCCGGAGTTCGAACCGTCATACCAAGCGGGTGCAGTGAAGCCGCCGTCCTGCATAATGAGCACGGACTTGGGAGGAATTACTTTGATGCCCGATGAAAAGTCCTCGTTTAAACGCTCTGCCGCCTGAGTGGTGAGCGCCCAAAAAATCTGCTTCGCGGTCGGAGAAAAAAGAACGTTCGTGAGCAGGTGAAACTGATTGAAGGGCCACAGGGCGACGTAGACTTGTCCGTCCACGGCGACGACCATCTGCTCCAGGCCCTCCTGCGGTTTGAAAACAGCGGCCCCCTGAAGGTTGCCGTCCGGGAGTTGGACGATGCAACGATGCCCAGGGCGGCAGGAGAGTTGCCCGCCAAGGTTAATCATGTTCAGCGCCGTCCAGCACGCGCCGAGGCGGCATTGCGACGGGTCATTAGACGAGTCCACGCCCAGGAAGAACGTGCCGTCATAGTCGAGGATTCGTGAGCCTGCTTCACCCATTCCAGGTATCCCCCTTACTTCGATTTTCAAACACCGTTTTGGGCTGCGCGTTCGAAAAATGAAAACACACTCGCTGCTGGTCTGGGTCGGTCAGGTCAAATCTGGCGCACGGTTTAATGTGGTCAATTTCCCAATACGAACCGTAATTTTCGCGCGTCATTCCCGGTTGAAATTGTTTCTCCAGGTGCGCCCAGTATTCCTCAACGCTGCACCCTATCAGGGACAGGGTATCGGCGGTCTTATTGGCCCCAGCCTCATTCAGTGCCCACCAAATACGGCATCGAATGTTTTTTTCGATTTGATATGATGGCGAGCTTTCCAACTTTCGGTAATGGTGAGCGAGTTTGTTTGCGTTGGCTCGCTCCCGGTTTTCTGTTTGCCACTCATTAGCCCGTTCAAGTGCCTCTTCACGGTGCGCCTCCACATAGCCCGCCCATTGAGGCGACCCACGAAATTTATTCTGTGCGGCCTTCGCCCGAGCCCCGCCCTCCGGAGTAGCTCGCACCGCCCGTGCATGAGTTCGCGCCTTAAATTTTTCAAAGGCTTTTGGGTCCTCTTTTATGGTTAAGAGACTCTGCGCAAAAAACAAAGTGATGATTTCACTATTCGTCATACTTTATTATATCACACATTCGTTTGATTCGAGGCACCTTTAATGTCAACGAATATCGTAGTCGAATTTGTCACGCGGGTTGCTCATGTCGATGACCTGCACCGGCATGAATAACGGCGGCTCACTCATTTGCTGCGCTTCAATTTCCAGCCGGGCAGCGTCCGCCTCGTAGGCGTGCGCGTCGGCAATCTGAAGGTCGGCGTAGTGTTTGCGCGCCTGCATTGCGAGAAGGAAAGCGACGCGGCTTTTCAGGGCAATGTGGTCGAAGCGACTGAAGAAAACTGGATTGGTCTTGCGGTAGGCGATGCGCGCCCAGTTGCAAGAGCGGTTGAGTTGAATCCGCCGGTATTGCGGGTTCTGTTCGTCCGGCTCGTAAATTCCCAGGAGGGTGCCGGTAGTGCCGCTGTCGTCGGTGGTTGAGAGCCGCACGTTGCCAACAGTCCTATCTTTGAAAATTCCGGTGATGCGCGCAATCTCCGGCGCGCCCAGGTCCGGGACTGCGACGCCGTAAATCGTTGGGACCCGATAGCCGTTCATTACCTGTCCGCCCTCCGTGTGGCGCAGGACATTTCCCTTGCTATCGAACCCGTAAACTATGAAAGTCTTGCCGTTGTCTTCCGGCGTCTGGAGATACGCGACGAGTTGCGCCGGATGCACAAGGTCACGAAAAGTAAAATGGTAGCCGCCCTGGTCCATCCACTTCCACTCGCAGATTGTTTTGCAGCTTCCAGGACCGTTCAAATGGAACTCGAAAAGCTGAGCCATGCCAAGCACGGGCTGCCCGCCGATGTTCACGCCGATAACCATTTCCACTTCCCGAGGAAGCGTGATGCAGCGCCGCCCGCAGCCGGAGGGATTGTTGCAAATGCTGCCGATTTTGTCGCACCCGCTGCAACCGGCGGAGCAAATGTCGATGAAGCCTTTCCAGCCTTCCAGGTCGGCCTTATTCGAAATCAGGGTGACCGCGTCGCCGCACCAGCGGAAAAGTTTGGTGTCGTCGCAGACACCAATGATTTTTTTGGCCTCGTCGTAAATGTCATCAACGCGAAACATTAATCGTTCTCCTTGTCGTCCTCGTCGTCTTCCGCCATGTGCTCAGCAGCGAGCCGGTCAAGTGCGTCGCCCGCCTCATTGTAGCTCTTTGCGGGGGGCTCGATTTCCGGCTCCGCAGAAATTATCCGCTTGAGTTGCACGTCGCACGCGTAGTGCTCACCGGCGGCTGTGGTGGTCTCCACCACCCGCGTAACGCGGTAGTGAACGAGCATAGTGCCGTGCGCCGGGATTTTCAACTCTTCGTCGCCCTCATAATGGAACGTCGGAAAAGAAGTTTCTGCTTCGTCACGCATTCCGAGGGGGGTTGCGGGTCCGGTTGGCTCGCCCATTGCTAAGCTCTGGTCAATTTTCATCGTATTAAAGAGTCTCTGTTTCCTGCTAATTTGTCACGTTCGGGTCAGGCAGGTTTATGACCTTTAGAACGTATTCCGGCACGCCCGCTGTCTTGGCTCCGCCCCTGGGGGCTTTGCACCGGCTGGAATAAACGTGCTCCTTGTCCCGCAGCACGGGGATAGCGCACGACTTGTTTCCTTTGTGGCAGCCCATAAATTACTGGATTCGAAAATAGCTGAGCGTAGTGCCCTGCCACATGATGGACGCCCGGCTTGCGACGCTGCACTCGCCATAGAGAGTGATTGTCTGATTCGGGTTGAGTGTTTCGACAATAGCGTTGAGCACAATTTGCCGGTATTGCCCGGCCTGTGTTTCCCAGCCCGAGATAGTCTGCTGGCTGCCCACCACGTCCGCATTAGTGCTGTCGTTGTGAAGTTTCAGAGAGCAAAAATCTCCGAGTGTCATCGTCGCGGCGTCACCGAGAATCATTGCAGTGACAGAGACGAAATATTTACCCGTATCCGTCGCTAAAAACTGAGGGCTGGACGTGACGAAATCAACCGCAGCGAATGGATTGGGCAACGGAAAATTAGTTCCCGCCGTGGCAGTGTAAACGCCGTTGTTCGTGGTAAGCGGGGTGCCAGGGTCGCCCTTGTCTCCCTTCGGGCCTACCACAGTGTCGCCCTTGTGCCCCTGCGGGCCAGGGACGCCGGACTCGATGACCAGCTTGCCCGCCGCAATCGTTGCTGGCGCTGAGGACAAAGCCTGAACCAGCGTCAAGAAAAGCGTGCCCGAGCCGTCTGCGCTGTTGACCACATACCATCCGGAAGTGTCGATAAACAGAAACGTGCCGGTCAGGTTCACTGCCGGGTTGTTCGCCGTGAATACCGCGACGGTCGGCGCGGAGGGCGTCGGTTGCGTGAACGAAGAGAGCGTAACCGTGTAGGCGTTGTTACCGTTCTTGCCCGTGTCGCCTTTGTTGCCTTTGTCGCCCTTCAAGCCAACGATGCCATCCATGAACAGGCGGAGGAAATAGCAGGCCAGACCTTCGTCGATTCCGCGCGGATTCGCCGGGAGACCTACGTCGAGGCTGCACGGCAGAGACCAGACGAC